GTCGAGGGGAGCACAATGCTCCCCTCAACTATGGAGGTAGTTATGAACAATCAAGCACTCAAGATGACGGATATCTTTCCTGATCCCCAACTCGGCACGATCGACCAGTTCGATGAACTGGCATTGAAAGATCAGCATGAACTTGTCGAGTTCATGCTGAAGAGATTGACCGAGGCAAAATCAACTCTCGAGAAGATGGGAGAAGAGACTGGGGTTGGAGAGAGAAAAGCCATCTCGAAGCCATCCGAACTTGCACCGACCAAAGATCAGTTCATCGAACTGTATGGTCAAGAAGAGTTCGACAAGGTCAAGAGAGTAGGCAATCCAAGAACCAAGTTCTTCTGGTTCTAATCACTCCGGTGGGGAGCACAATGCTCCCCACCATCACCATCAAACTATGGAGGTAAAGATGGTCACTAAAGAACTAAAGCAATATTGGATGAAGTTATTTAACCATCCACTGTGCACCGAAGAACTAATTGATATTGTCCGAAAAGACATCAAAGCATCAGTAGAGTTCGGAGCAGATGAGTATTTTTATACTCGCAACAAACTCATGCATACTCTTGATGTTCTTGAAACGGCGGAAACACTATCAAACTATGGAGGTAAAGATGGGTAAGATATGGTATCACACACCGACTCAGATCAATAGTTATGCTATTATCTGGTCTTGTGCTTCGTCACTCAAAGAAGCCGGGGAAAAACTAGCCAAGTTAAATAAGGCATTCCCCAGTAAATCTTGTGATGGACAGGTCATCACGGTCGGTAAACGACCTGCTCGAGGGGAAGAGTTTCACTCGATCAAGTTCTATCGGCTTGAGCATGACAAACTGAAACTGATCCGTTAAACCAGACTGGGACAGCACTTGCTGTCCCAGTTTCTTTGAAACTATGGAGGTAAAGATGGGAAAGAAATACTCCGCGAGCTGTGCAATTTGGTATACGAGTGATGGAATTAAAATCTATCATCCTGTCACAGTTGAATCGGATTGGATCGAAAGATTCAATGGGCTGGAAGGTCTTCTTGACAAATATACGCAAGATAATATGGATCCTACTGTCTGGAAGTGTCCGGTATTTCCGGTGACCAAACACGGAAAACATCATGGCTATTACTACTATGTCAATGGGATCATAGGGCGATGTAGTTTTGTTATGCAGGGGGAATCTTCCTGTGCGAAAAAATGCCGCCTGAAACACATGAACCAGCCTCATGCCAAATGAACCAGACTGGGACAGCATTTGCTGTCCCAGTTTCTTTTTTCTTCTTCTTTATAATGCGGGGGCGCAGGCGCAGGCGCAGGCAGGCCGTGGTTTTCTATTATAGAAACAGGGGCGCAGGCGCAGGCAGGCAGGCAATATTTCCTGTTGTGTTTTGCTTGTGTTTCGTATTATAATGACTATAGGCAATGACGCCTAAACTTGCATCCTATGGAGGGATATTATGAGAAAGAAAAACCCATTTAGTAAATCAATTAACATTCAGGATTTTGTAAGCGGAAAGACTGAACCATATGCCTTGTTCAAAGGTAATTTTGGCGGCTGGGGCGAAACAACAGTCGCTATTCTAAAAACCTATAAACTGGCAGAAAACGAAAAGAAAGACCAGTATGCACGCTGGTTTACGGCGGCCAAGTCGGATATGACATTTGGCGGCTGGGATTTCGGTGATCAGTACGCCTTGGAAATCGCGCATAACTTCAAGCTAGTCGATTGCACAGATGAATGGGCGGAAATCTATGGAGGGAAAGAATAATGAATATCGTATGCATTACAGATAACGGCCATGGCTGGGGCATTGTATCAGCGGAACAATTAAAGCAGGCGCGCATTGCGCCTGCCGATTTCAGTGATTTCAGTTATCAAACGCCAAACGGTGAAATCTATGCCTTAGAAGAAGATGTGGATTTCCCAAAATATCTGAACAAATTGGATAGCATGGGCGTTAAATATGAAATCCGCGATAGGTATATCCCTGATGAGGATCATAGGGATAATCCCAGAACATGGCCTAGGATAGTTAAGTAAGCCTCCATAGGGCGGACAGGGGCAGGGAAACCTGCCCCTGTTTTTTATTGACCGATTGCTGGGGCTGACTGTATAACAGGGATGGGATGCCTCCATATCCCATGTTGATGCAAGGCTCCTAGGTATAACTATACCTAGGAGTTTTTTCATATATAGAAGGGGCGCAGGCCGCAGGCACGCAGGCCTTGCAAAGTAAATAGTTTTATGTATAATAAACTATGCAGCAACAGAATTATGGAAGGAAACATTATGTTAACAGCAACACGATATCAAAAGAGCAAGCGCAAGCTGGCCGATTATCCGTATAAAGTCTTAAAATTTTCCAGTAATAAAAAGCTAAAAGCAGGCGTTAAAGCTGGCGCATTTAAAGGTTATAAGATCATGACCTTGACGCTAGAAGAGCGCGCAACGTGCCCATCATCATGCCATCACTGGAATACATGCTTTGGGAACAATATGCCCTTTGCCCATAGGCTAGAGCATGGTCAAGAATTGATTAACCGGATTGATCAAGAATTAAAAGAGCACAAGGGCAAGTCTTTATTAATCCGCCTTCATATACTAGGTGATTTTTGGTCGCCTGAATACGTTAACGCATGGGCTGGCTGGCTGGCAAAATATCCTAACATTGCAATATGGGGATACACACATAATCACCCGGACAGCCCGGTTAAATTAGAGCGCAATATTGCCAGGGCAATTGACAACACGCGCCAGACTTTCGGCAAGCGGTTTTCTATCCGTTGGTCAGATAGGCCAGATCTGGCCTACAGTGCCAATAGTGAGGCCTTACAATCACCAGAAAAGGGCAAGGCCATCATCTGCCCTGAACAGCAAGGCCATGATGGTTGCGGAACATGCACGCTATGTTGGGATCAACCCAACAGGCAAGTGATATTCCTAACACACTAAACCGGATTAACCATAGGCCTATAGGCCTATGGTTTTTTTTCATGCCTACTCTTGATTATATCAGCCAAGGCGCAGGGCGCAGGGCGCAGGCACGCAGGCTCATGCCTCTTCCCCTTCATTACAAGGCGCAGGCACGCAGGCAGACCGCAGGCACGTCCACAGTTCCTCGAAACTAGAACCATGATACAGGGCGCAGGCAGACCGCAGGCCTTCTTTGGCCACCAGAGCCGCGTCAGAGCCCCCAAATAAAAATAGACTCCTGTCCCTCGGGTCTTTAACCAAGATGAAACTAAGGCCACCAGAGCGCGAATAAGCGGTATTCCAAGCAACTTGCTCTGGGGAGAGGCGAACTGTGTTACCTTTACTTACCTTTAATTCGATCCAAAACACAAGCCCAGACCAAACTAAATGCACATCAGGCACGCCGCCGCCGTGTCGGTTTTCAATCCTCGTTGAGAAGCAACCCTTCGGCAGATTCTTCTTGACTGTATTCCAAAAGTTCTTCTCCGCCGCCATTCTTTACCTCGGTATATTCCCCCTCGATGAATGCTTGAGGGTATTCTTTTCGGAGTTGCGCCAACCTTGCCGTGATCTCTTCACGCGACAGGTCATCCAGATGGTGGATTTGTTCTCGCCGATCAACAGTCAGGCCGCCAAGGGCTGATCTAATTTTCTCAGCGTTAATTGCGGCAGAGAACTGGCCTGCATCTTCAGCCCCTAATGACAGTTCTTGAAGGCGTTTGAGTTGCCCGATCACGGTCACGCCGTAACGCCGTTCACGCTCTTGCCTGAGTTCCTGTATTAGATCGGTTACATGAGGATATTTTCCACTGAGCAATTTGGATGCCATGACATCCGCCGTGGCAGGTGAGAAGCCTGCCTTCTTGGCACATTCAGTATTGGAATAAATCCCCTCTACATAGTATCGAGAGAACTCACGCTGACGATTTGTTAGTTTGCGTCCTGTTTCTTCCTCGATGGTAGCTACAACCTTTTCTAGTCTTGTCACACTTGTCCTCCAAATTTGTCACACTTGTCACGGTACTACCCCTTTTATAGCAAAGATTCCGCATAAATCCCACAAATTATATACTGTCAAAAACCCTTATAGCACCCTAGTACCGTGACAAACGTGACGTACCGTGACAAAAATCTCATCCGCTAGGCGTTGAAAAACAAAGACCTTTGTTTCCTTGTCACACTTGTCACACTTGTCACACTTCTACAGAAAAATTTTTTTATTTTTTTTTTTTCAGGAAATACTCTTATTAGCGTGACAAGCGTGACAACCGTGACAAATTATGTATATAAAGTCTATTGCGTCATATGTTGTTTTCATGTATAACTAACTCATCAACAATGAAACATGGAGATTTTGAAATGCCAAACTGGTGTCAGAATGTTGTTTATGTCTCGCATCCAGACAAAGAAAAGATGGATGCATTGGTTGAAGCCCTGAAGCAAGGTGCGATGTTCAACCATATTGTCCCAATGCCCGAGGTCTTGAAGGACATCGTCACAGGCGGCAACACCATTGACGGTGTTCATGTCAATGAGTGGCGGCGTGATGAGGACGGCAATGACATTGCTATCCCTGCCGAGGAACTGGAAGCCATCAAGAAGGAGCATGGCACAGCATCGTGGTATGACTGGGCTCTTAAGCATTGGGGAACGAAGTGGGATGCCTGCAACCCATGGGACACTGATGAGATGTATACCTATCGCATGGACAGCGTTGTCCATGTGTTCAAGTTCGATACGGCGTGGTCACCGCCTTTTCCTGTATATGAGGCCATGGACGACATGGGTTTTCATGTTCGTGCTGAGTATATTGAATACGGCATGGGGTTTCATGGTGCGTGGAACAGCGATGGCGGTAATTGGCACGACAACCTTGATGAGGATGCTGAGATTGATGAGCATCTTCAGTCTGAGTATGCGTAATGGAAGCGCGGCAAGAAGCGAGGTTCGAGGTTCAAGGCACTCGGATCGTGTTCGGTTTAACCTGTGACTGGTGTGGTGGTCATGGGTATGAACCGACAGAGGATGGGGCTGTGGTATCGTGTAACGAGTGCCACGGCTCTGGTTATGAGTTCCAATATGTGAAGGAGGCAGATCATGGGAACTAGAGGGATTTTTATTTTCGAAGATGGACATGATGAGGTTGCTGTTTACAAGCATTACGACAGTTACCCGAGCGGTGCGGCTCAGTTTATTGAGGCGGCGAAGGCTCATGCGTGGCGACTGCCGAGGTTCGAGGCTGATGAGTTCGGTGCGGCGTTTGTTGCGGCGAACAAGTGTCAGGAGGGCGGCGGCATTCGTTTGATCCCACCATACAAGGATCGGTGGGAGTTGATGGCGGAGATGTCGTGGTGTGACTACTGCTATGTGGTAGGCTTTACCGACAGGCTCATGGTTCAAGTATATAGGCGAGTGAGTTGTGCTGAGATGGGCAGTCGGTGGCTTGAGGAAGAAGCCGTATCGTTGGATCATATGTTACTCAGGGAAGGAGTAGCGGCATGAGAGAGGAAATCGAAATCATCTGGTCTGTTGATGATGTAATGCAGGAGTGCCGTTGGTTGACAAGGGATCAGGCATTGGAAGTGTTGCATGGTCTGAAGGCGAACCATGACGCAACGATCGGCATCAACTGGGATGTCATTCGTGATACGGCGGCGGTGAAATACCCAAGGCCGCCCATGCAAAAGTATGAGGTAACGGCAACGATCGTGGTGACGGTGGAGGCCGAAGATCATGAACAGGCAGAACTAGAGGCCAGAGACCATTTTTGTTGGTCAAACGCTTACTATGAAGTTCAGGAGATCGATAATGACTAGATATGAATTACTGCAAGCATTGGAAATGATGCTACCAAGCCGCGATGATTGGTTCATTGCCGATGAGGACGAGGGCATTGTGAAGGTGTGCTTCAGCGTAGACCCAGACAGTGACGATGACGATTTGGAATTGTCCGACTACGAGAAGGGCTATCTGACCGCGTTCTACGAAAGTGATACCCACATCCAGAATGAGCATAGTGGACGTGACGAGGATAATCAGTGGTATGGCATTCAAGTCGGTGAGCGGATGTTTGATCTGTGCGTCTGGAAGGAAGAGGGCGCAGAGTCAGAAGTGTGCGTGGTCTATGAATGCTTCCTGAATGATGATGGTTTCTGGAACACTGACACTAGCAAGCAATGGTTTTTGAAGGAGGCAGACGATGAAGGTTAGGCTTTATAAAATGGAATTTGTAGTTGTCGACTCAGTTGATAATCAATTCGTCAAAAACGCTAAAGGCAAAGTTGCGAAGTTTCGCTTATGGGACGCGGATTTACAAAATATAGCGGCAGGGAAACTAGCGCAATTTATGGACGATTTAGATCTGTCAGACCTTGAGGAGATATCATGAGCATTAACAACAGATCCACACATGACCGCATAGACGCTGTATGCGCTGAGTTTAGGCACAAATTATTGGATGCGTTTCAGACGGCGATACGCGACTATGAATATTTATATCCAAAAAACACCCCGCAAAATTTAATCCACACGGACATGAACAATTTTTGCAGGAGTTTTAGGGACATGGTCACCACGATGGTGATTGAGCCGTACATGACGGAAAAGCAAAGGGAGTGGTTTCATGATACGAAGCATAACAATATGCTCTAAATGCATAAAGAAAGCGGACGCGATGGATATGGACATACCATATTGCGTAGATCATTGGTTTGAACTTTATGGAGTTAAAAATGGGAAGAGTGAAGGATTGGTTAATCGAAATGGAAGAGAACGCCTTGGACATGACTCGCGAAGAGTGGATTCAGAATTACGGCGCAGATTTAATTAAAATATACGAGGATGTGAATAATGCGAAACCTGACAGCGAAGGAACTAGCGGCTCAGATGAAAAAACATCATGAGTTGCGCCGCGAGATAAAAAGAAAGCATCACCAAAGTATGTTGGACTCAGGATATGTTTTATGTCCTGAGTGCGGTGGCGAGGGGGAATGCGAATATGAACGCTCTGTCGTTGACTGGAACAATGGCGGATATCTGGAAGGGTACATGGATACCTGTGACACTTGTGAAGGGGAGGGATACCTTGTCGAAGATGAATAAAGAATTACAGGAACTGTTGAAAGTCCCAAAGGTTAAGAAGCTGTCTAAGTTTAGAAGCAGGGGGCGGTCAATAGTCAACATAATGAAATCCGCAAAGGAGAAGGTTAAAGATAAAAAACCATGCATCGAAGAGTAATGCAAAACTAGGATCAATTATTCACGACTACAACTTGAGGACAAAATGAGTAGACCAAAAAAATTCGAATGTAAAACCAAGACATTTAACTTGGTCATGAGAGAGCGGCAGTATGAAATCCTTATGAAGAAGGCTAGTCGTCTGTCAGATATAACCAAGCGACAAGTGAGCGTGGCCGACATCATTCGCTTATGTGTTGACCTTCACATGGAGGACACTTGCGATGAAATCGAGCGGAGATACCGTGCCCAAGGTTACTGAGAAAGAATACCTGATAGCGCAGGAGTTCATGGTTCATGCCTCAAACTACTATGTGGTTAAGGCAAAGACCATGGGCGAAGCAATCGCGCTCATCGAGCAGGACGAGGATCTGTTGCCTGTTGGAGGTAGCACACACGAGTTCAAAATCCTGGGATATAACTCAGAGGATAATTTTGACAGTTGAAAAACGCAAATAAAATACTGGACTTCACAATTACTTTGTATTCTAATCGGTGCAAAGTTGTGAAAGAGGTGGTAGCAAAACCCACCGAATTAGAGAAGGTGATTGATCTGCTCGATGAGGAAGCGAGTATTCCGAGGCGAGGGGACGGTCATCATGGATACTACATCGAAGTCGAGATAAGGAGGCACAAAGATGTACAAACAACAAGTATTAGTAAACGACACACTAAACCTGCTACGAGGAAAGTCGATACGGTACATTCTGGAGGACGGAGATCTAAGGATGATCGCCAATCTGGTAGCCGTAGTAGACGAAATGGGACTGAAGTACGATCCAGAGGGGATGGTGTATCGAGATCCAAAGGAAACTCAGATCAGAGCCAAGATCAACGAAGAAAGAGACAGGGCGATCTGGCAGAAGTTAAAAAACAAATTGCCAGAACCTGAAGATGATTTTTTTCGTGATGACGAGGATGCACCTGAACCCGAACCCGAAGAAGAACCAGACGAGGAGCTTCGAGAAGCGTTTGAACACGCATGGGATAGGGAGATACGGAAGGACTTGAGGGATGCTAAGTCATCACACACGAACATCCCAAGAGCACAACTAGCCAAGGAGCTAGAGCCAGGTCTCAATGCGTTGTTCGGGGTGGAGTATGCTCTATACAACTCGCACTTGAGTCCAGAGGAACGGGAAGCGTTAAAAAAGAAGTCGGCGAAGGACAGAAAAAGAAGTGAAGCCGCCCGACTAGAAAGAAACCGCAAGGCGAGAGAAAAGTATCACGCAAAGAAGAAAGGAAAGGTAGATGGCAAAGCCAGTCGGACGACCAAAGGTAGAAGAAAAAGCAAGGTTTCGTAATGTGGCTGTGCCTCTTGAAACATATGAGATGTTGAGGCAAGTTGCAGACAGAGAGGAGCGGACAATGGCGCGGCAGATTGGCGTGTTAATCCGAAGAGCCTATGAAACGCAATCCAGTAGCACTTAAGATTCGTGAGCCAAGGTTCAGGCAACGAGTTGTGAAATCAAAGAAACTATATACAAGGAAGGGGCGGATCAACCGCCCCTTTTCACTTGGTACAAGACCACCAGTATCACAATAATTCCATTTAATCGTCTGACCGATCAAGTGGCCATCCTCCATCTGCTGTTCCTTTTATTAAACATTCGGCTTGTTCGCCTTGGCAACAATCGCTGATCACAACCTTGCAAGCGGCACATTGTAGATGCCCGTGAACATCAACGGGCGGCAAGTGTGTCCTGCATCGAGGGCACATCCCCTGACTCAGCCGCTTTGCAATAGTGCCATCACCCTGCTCGATCATCGTCTGTCTCCTCCTGTTGGTTAAGGATCTTTCTCTTTGCTTCAAGCGATATGATGTTATCACGACTCATCCCTTTCAAAAAAGTTTTTGCAACTTCTATGTTGAGCCCAGTCAGTTTCCTAAATCGGTCTACTGCTTGCTCTTGCGTAAGCAATCCTTTCTTGTAATCGATGAGCACATCTATGCTTCCTGATATTTGTGGTTTAAAGTCAACCATTCTCTTGCCTCCTCTCCTAGAACTCTGGCACCAATGTCAATCTTATCTCGCAACGCCTGAACAATCTTCTCATCCACTGTGCCTTCACAGATCAGATCGATGTATGTGACAGTATTCTTCTGTCCGATACGATGACACCGATCCTCTGATTGGATTCGAGTTTCGAGATTAAAGTCGTTAGCGTAGTAGATCACGGTGTTAGCCTCAGTCAGCGTGAGCCCATATCCAGCCGTGGCTGGGTTGGCTACAAAGAACCGAGCATCCCCATGTTGGAATGACGCTATAGCGTTTTGACGCTCTTCGTCAGAAGTATCTCCGTAATATGTGACCACACTGTGACTACCATATTTCTTTGCAAGCGCATCTTTGATACGCACTATATCATATCTGAAGCGTGACCAGATAATGATTTTGCCAGAAACCTCCTCGATGCATGACATCATAGCGTCAAGACGCTGTGTGTTAAACTCAACGAGGTTGCCATCATCAGTCGGTAAATGCCCTGACAAGATCTGTTGGAAGCGTAGCAATGCCGTGATCATCTGTAAGGATGTCACAAGTTCCCCATCTTCAAACTCAATCATGGCCTCTTCTGATATATCTTGGTACATTTGTCGTTGTTCGGGTGTCATGCCGACATAACGCACGGTATAATTCTTTTCGGGCAGATCCAAACAATCTTTCTTGAGCACACGATAACTAAAGGTATCCAGTTTTTCTGTCAGTTCGTCTAGGTTTTTGTACCCGATGATCTCATCAAAACTGAGTGATCCCATCGTGCGCCGTTGGATGAGTGCGTATCGTGCTTGGAATGCATAGTAGGAATCGTAGCCCAAGATCCGAGGATCGAGAAACGCACATTGTGCATACAGATCCAGAGGGGATTTGGTCACGGGCGAACCCGTCAAGATACGCCGACACTTAAATTCTTGGGAGATCTTCAGAAGGGATTTGGTTCGGGCTGCCTTTGGATTTTTGATCGTGGTAGATTCGTCAATCGCAATCATCCCGTTTGCACCAAACTTCTTTGCGATCCACTCGCCTGCCTTCTTGCCCTTGGCAGAACTAAACGCTTCGACATTCATGACAAAGATCTTGAGCCCAGGTTCGGGGTTCGAGAAGAAATTTTTCAGTGCATCTTTATACTTCTTCGTGGACAAAGGTTGCCACAAGAAGGTGTGCCGCCGGATGTCATTAGGAAAATGTTCTGGTATTTCCTTGTTCATCCAGTTACGGTATACGCCCTTGGGCGCGATGACCAACGCAAAGTCTATCTGTTGTGTGTTAGCAAGATAGGCCATGGTATCGATGAGAACTTTGGACTTACCAGTTCCCATCTCCATGAAATAAGCGTAGCACTGACGCTGCAAATTTGCTGACCACGCCTTGCGTTGATGCTCATACGGTTCAGTTTTAAATTTGTAGTTGACTTTCATTAATGTCCTCCATTATGTTATATATAAGTTGATTGGATTGGCTAGTCAACACTTAACCTGAAGAGGATGTACTTGCTATGAAGCAGAGTGAAACAATCTTTGAAGAAGAAATGTTCGCCGATGCGGATACACTTAGCGGTGTAAATGCGGATGGCGGCAAACAGCTCTCCAGTTTGGTTCGTCTTTTAAATAATGTTCAACAGCAAATCGATGACGCTGAAGAACATTTGAAGGCACTCAAGCAGGAGAAACAGCGGATATCGTTTGAGCAGATCCCAGCCCTCATGGATGAGATGGGTATCGAGCGTGTCGATGTGGAAGGTGCAACCGTAACACTAAAACCGTTTGTCTCAGCGTCTATCCCTGCTGACCGTAAGCAGGAGGCTTTCAACTGGCTCCGTGAACATGGTCTGGACGACATCATTAAGAACGACATCATCGTGTCGTTTGGTCGTGGGCAAGACAATCAGGCTGGCGATGTCATGTATGACCTCGAACAGCGTGGTTTTCACCCAGAACAAAAGACGCATATCCATGCCATGACGCTCAAGGCGTTTGTCAAAGAGCGGGTGGAACAAGGTCTACCTTTAGATCTGGATATGTTTGGAGCATATGTTGCAAGAACTGCTGATGTGAAGAGGAAATAATCATGAGCACAGAAATCGTAAAAAAAGAAGAGGCTGGTCTTCCAGCCGCAATGATGGATGACATTCTGGCTACGGCTGGAGAGGGTATCGACTACGATACTTCGGAGTTACAGATCCCTTTCATTCGTGTCATTCAAGCACTGTCACCGCAAATCAAGAAGAGCGACCCTGCATTTATTAAAGGTGCATCACAGGGCGATGCCTTCAATACGGTGACTGGGGAGTTCTGGGGCGGAGAAGATGGCATCACTGTCATCCCATGCTACCAGGAAACGAAGTACCTTGAGTTTGTTCCGTTGGACAGCGGTGGTGGATTTGTTGGGGAGCGGCAAGTTGCTGATCCAGATCTTTCTCAAACCACACGCAACGGTGCCAAAGAGATCCTGCCAAACGGTAATGAATTGGTTAAGTCTGACCAGCATTACTGCATCTTGGTGGGTGCAGATGGCCTGACCCAGCCAGCAATCGTGGACATGAAGTCCACACAGTTGAAGGTCAGTCGCCGTTGGAAAACACAGATTGCAATGCAGAAGGTGAAAGATAGCAAGGGACAAATGCGCACGCCTGCCCTGTATGCAACCATGTGGAAACTGTCTACTACTGAGGAGTCCAACACCATGGGCACTTGGTACAACTGGCAGATTGAAAAGGTTGGGTTCATTCAGGACAAGAATTTGTTCGATGAAGCCAAATCATTCCGTGAGTCAATTATGAAAGGCGAGGCCAAGGCAGTAGCCGAGGAAGCACCAGCACCAGCGTCCACCGCACCGGACGATGATGTGCCATTCTAATTGAACCACTTGGGGGGAAGAGGGGCTTCCCCCCATTTTTCTCACGGAGTTTATAATGGAATTGATTGACCGCTTTGCGGCTGTGTTTGAAGGATCAGACAAGGCACACGGTCAAACAACAGTCGGAGCCAAGCGGCGTAACGGAAAGACAGAAGCAAGAAGTTTCATAGTCAAAGAGCCGCTAACCAAGGAGTTGATTGCACAACATTTAGATGGAACAAAAGGTGTGGGTTCGATCCCGATTACAGATAAAAATGTTTGTCGGTTTGGGGTTCTTGATATTGACAAGTATCCAATCGACCATGCCGAGATCCAGAAGAAGTGCGACAGTTTAGGTATTCCATTTGTTGTTTGCCGATCCAAGTCTGGCGGAGCACACCTCTACCTATTCATGAAGGATTGGGTTCGGGCTGTGGATATGCGTGACTACTTGACAGAGTTCTCTGCCGTGCTTGGTTACTCGGGCTGCGAGGTTTTCCCAAAGCAGGATCAGATCCTTGCTGATCGGGGGGATGTTGGCAACTTTATTAACCTGCCATACTTTGACCATCAGAACACACTGCGATATGCCGTGGACGCCAAAGGCAATGATCTGTCTTTGGAAGAGTTCCTTGACTTGGTGGATAAAAAGAAGACCACCATCGAGGATTTATCCAGGTTGTCTTTCGAGTCCAAGGAGCAGGAGTTCGATGGCCTGATACCATGCATCAAGTATATTGTGATGATGGGTGTCGGTGAAGGTGGCCGTGACAACACGATGTTGCATACAGGGATATTCTTGAAAAAGAAATACCCCGACAACTGGAAGAAGAAGATGGAAGAATGGAACGGCAAGATCTGTAAGCCGCCGCTTCCAGCCAATGACATTGTCCGTCTTCAGAAGCAGGTAGAAAAAGATAAGTATGGCTACAAGTGCAAGGACGAACCGATGGCTAGTTATTGCAACAGAGATCAGTGCATCACCATGGAGCACGGCGTAGGTAAATCATCCGCCATGCCATCGATGGGCGGCCTGACCATCCTGCAATCAGAGCCCAGACTTTACTTCCTCGATGTCAACGGACAGCGACTCGAACTCTCAACCGAGCAGTTGCAGATGCCAACGCTTTTCCAACGAGCCTGCATGGATCAGATTAGTTTCATGCCCCCTACTATGAAACCAGGGGACTGGCAGGTGTTGGTGAACAACCTGATGATGACCGCAACAAACATCGAAGTGTCACCAGAACTGACAATGACAGGTCAGTTCGAGGAACTGCTAGAGTTCTATTGCACCAGCCGGATCAGGGCGCGGTCACCAGAGGAGTTGAAGTTAGGCAAGCCGTGGACAGAGAACGATCTTGTTTACTTCACGATGAAAGGTTTGCAGGAGTTCCTGCGGACACGAGGCTTCCAAGCGTTCAACAGACCTCAGTTGCAAGAACGACTGAAGCGTTTGAACAATGGCGGCGAATGCAATGGATACTACAAACTGAAAGATGAGTCGGGCAAATGGCACAATATTCGAGTATGGTGGGTGCCTGAGTTCGAAGACACAGAAATCAAACTACCAAGCAACAAGGAGAACATGGATGACATCCCTTTCTAACGAGCAATACCTGAAGGTCGGGGACCTGACGGAATGGTTGGGTGTTTCTCGATCTGCCATATATATCTGGGTGAAAGAAGGCCACTTCCCAAAGCCAGTTGTGTTGGGTCCGCATACGGACAAGAACAGCACAACGAGGTGGCTGCGGTCAGAAGTTGAAGAGTGGTTGGCTAATCGACCTAGAGGCAAAGTCGATGACGAATGAAACGCTGATCTTCGGACCACCAGGATGTGGCAAGACCCACACCCTGATCAACTTGATAAAAGAAGAACTGTCAAGAGGCACGCCCCCTGACCGTATCGGCTTTGTGTCCTTCTCTAAGAAGTCTATCGAAGAGGCTCGGGCTCGGGCTGGTTCCGATCTTGGACTGACGGAGAAGGATGTTCCGTGGTTCAGGACACTACATTCTATTGGCCACCGCTGGCTTGGCTACAACCATGAAGACCTGATGAATGCTTACGATTTCAATATGCTTGGTAGGGATCTGGGCATGGTCTTTGATGGCAACACGGCGAGAGCAATGGAAGACGGACTGGTTCCGATGTCCAACAAGGAGGGCAACAAGTATCTGGAAATCATAGCCAGATCTGCCATGCGCTGCATCTCACTCGAAGAAGAGTTCAATGATCGCGCCGACTACAGTCTGTACTGGGAGAATGTCGAGCATATTGCAAAGGCATACAACTTGTATAAAAAGGATGCCATGAAGCACGACTACACCGATATGGTGCAGGAGTTCGTGAGGCAAGGCACGGCACCCACGCTTGATGTTCTTATTGTCGATGAAGCACAGGATCTAACGCCTTTGCAGTGGCATCAAGTTAATGTGCTCAAGCAACACGCTGATCGTATCTACTATGCGGGGGATGACGATCAATGTATCCACCGTTGGAATGGCGTAGAAGTCAGCAACTTCATGAATGCTTGCGACAACAAAAAGATCTTGGATCAAAGTTATCGCGTGCCGAAGAAGGTGTTCGATCTAGCCAACAGTGTGGTTCAGAGGATCGGGTATCGCCAGCCCAAGGACTGGAATCCAATGGATCGTGAGGGGGATATCCAGTGGTATTCGAGTTGGCACGATGTGGACACGGATCAAGGTTCGTGGACAATCATGGGGAGAACCAACAATATAATAGCCAAAGTAGCCACTCAACTGCGCAACGATGGTCAGTTGTTTCGGATGTATGATCGCCTCAGTTTCAACGAGGAACTGCTCAAGGCGATGAAGATCTGGGATCGGTTACAAAAGGAAGAGGGCGTGAGCCTCGAAGATGTTCGGGAACTGTACAAGCAAGTGCCGAAGCAAGGTTCAAGAGCCGTGGTTCAACGAGGTTCGGTCAAGTCTCTCGATGCTGTGGATCCTCAAGCGATATATAAGTATGAGGATCTGGTTCGTGATCATGGTATGTTGTCGCAAAAGTCTACCAGTTCCGAGGACATCGTGAACATGTCCCCAGAAGAACGCACCTATCTGGCGGCGATCAAGCGGAGGGGCAACATGGAAGCAAGGATCAGCCTATCTACTATCCACCGCATGAAAGGTGGGGAGGATGACAATATCATGCTGTTCACGGAGTCGTGTTATCCGGCGGTCAAGAACCCTGAACAAGATGATGAGCACCGTGTGTTTTATACAGGCATCACGAGAACGAAACACAATCTGCATATCGTAGATCCAGAATGTAAATATAGGTATGAAATATGACAAAACATGAATTTGTAGAGGAAATAATTGAGGGCTTTCGTGAAAGGGTCACAACAAGTTTTAACCTTTCGATTGGACCTGAGATGACATCTGCGCTGAACCAAGCGTATCAAAAAGGTTTTGACAATGGCATGGAGCATGAACGGTACTTACGCGGAGATAAGCATGAAACGTGAAGAGATATTAGACACAGCCAAAGGTTTAGTTAACGGCGACAGGCACAAAGATTATGGGGATGCTCACAAGAACTTTCAAGACATTGCCAAACTCTGGTCTGTTATTCTTGGCACAGAAATCACTGAGCAACAGTTTGTTTTGTGTATGATCATGGTTAAGGCGGCACGTTTAATGAAGACCGATCATGCGGACAGTTGGATTGATCTTTGTGGGTATGCGGCATTAGGAGGGGAAAAGAATGGCGAGTAAGAAGGAAAAAAGCCAATTAAGTTTTCTTAATCGTATGGATCTAGATACGATAGAGCAGGACTGGTTACCACCAGAGGTCTTCCCTGACTTAACCAGAAGCGAATATATCGCTATTGACTTGGAAACCAATGATCCAAACCTCATGACATTAGGCCCAGGCTGGGCTAGGAGCGATGGGTTTATTGTCGGTATCGCTATCGCGGCTGGGGATTTTGTTGGGTATTACCCTATTGCTCACGAGGGCGGCGGCAACATCCCTTTGAAGAAGGTGATGACATGGCTCAAAGATCAGTTGGCTACGCCTAAAATCCCTAAGATTATGCACAATGCCACCTATGACGCTGGCTGGCTGCGATGGGCAGGAGTCAAGATTCAAGGGACGATAATCGACACCATGGTAGCGGCTCCGCTTATTGACGAGAACCGCTTCAGCTATAGCCTTAACAACTTGGCGCGAGACTACCTAAACGAACGCAAGGACGAGAAGACTCTAAGAGCGGCGGCTCTTGACCACGGCTTTGATCCGAAGGCAGAGATGTGGCGGCTCAACTCACGGTTTGTGGGGGCATATGCCGAGAAAGATGCCGAACTCACATTGAAGCTGTGGAACAGATTTAAGGTGGAGCTACAGGCGCAAAGCCTTATGACAGTGTTTGAGATGGAAACGAACCTAATTCCTCTTATGCTTGATATGCGAGAGGCGGGAGTCAAGGTTAACATAGACGGTGCCGAGCAGGCAAAAACAGCGTTGATCGCAGCAAAGAAAGATCTTGTGGCAGATATCAAGCACGAGACAGGCTTTCAGGTAGAGCCTTGGGTGTCAACATCTGTGGCTAAAGTATTTGACTATTATAATCTTCATTATAACAGAACAGAAGGTAACGGTCAGCCGTCTTTTACAAAAGCCTTTCTACAAGCCTCACCGCACCCTGTTGCGGCAAAGATCCTGCGCTTGCGTGAACTAGATAAGGCAAGCAATACGTTTGTGGATAACATCCTAAAGTTTTCCCACAAGGGCCGCATTCACTGCGAATTTCATCAGCTCCGTTCGGACGATGGCGGCACGGTAACAGGACGGTTTAGTTCCAGTAATCCTAATTTGCAACAGCTCCCTGCACGAGATCCAGAGATTAAGTCGTTAATCCGTGGGTTGTTCATCCCAGACGAGGATTGCAAGTGGGGTAGTTTTGACTATTCGAGTCAGGAGCCAAGGCTCTTGGTGCACTATTGCGCCAGCCTCAACGACAACATGCGGCATCCGTTGGTTGACGAACTGGTTGAGCAGTATCACAAAGGCGATGCGGATTTCCACCAGATGGTGGCAGACATGGCTGGGATCAGTCGCAAGCAGGCCAAGACCGTGAATCTGGGCATCATGTATGGCATGGGCAAAGCTAAACTAGCCAACACGATGAACATCAGCACAGACGAAGCCACCGAATTGTTGGGGCAATACCACACCAAAGTTCCTTTTGTTAAAGGGTTGGCTGATCTGGTGTCAAACCAGGCTAGCAAGCACGGCAAGATCAGGACTATGTCAGGGCGGCAGTGTCGGTTTGATATGTGGGAGCCAAGGACATTTGGTTACAACAAGCCTATGAAGCGTGAAGATGCGGAGAAAGAGTACGGCATGAACATCCGCCGCGCCTTTACCTACAAGGCGTTAAACCGATTGATCCAAGGTTCGGCAGCCGACCAAACGAAGACCGCGATGGTTGAGTGCTACAAAGAGGGTCTTGTGCCATTGCTCACGGTTCATGACGAACTCTGCTTCAATGTAGAGTCCAAGGAGCAAGCATCGAGAATCACGGAGATCATGGAAACCAGCACGCCACTTAAAGTGCCGAGCAAGGTGGATCAGGAACTAGGCAACAACTGGGGAGAAGTAGGATAATGGCTAACTGTTTTCTTTGTAATCACGAAGTAATCTGGGGCGGCGACCATGACATCGATGACGATGACGCATACTTTATCGTGTCGAACTTGAGTTGCCCAGAATGCGGAGCGTTTCATCTCGTGTATCACCCAGCCCCAGAGGGTTGGGATCCTAGTCAAACAGATGAGACATAGTCTTGTTCCAAGAACTAAGGCAGACACCATCATTGTCAAATCGTTTCGGTGATAGGCGTTTTGTTTTTTGCGGAAGTCTATCTTGCGGGTAAAAGATTACTTGCTCTTGTTCGATGGCGACCAGTGCTATGACATCACAATCTGCGCTGGTCATCACCCTCTTTTGTTTCCCGCCAACACCAAGGTTAAATTGATATCCGTTTCGTGGTGCAGATCCATTCTTTTTTAGGGTGCTGGACTTGACTTGAATGCGGATCAACCTATTTTCATGGTAAGCGATGATATCCAAAGCCTCGAAATTGGCGATCTGACACGAGATGCCAGATTTAAGCATACGCAGAGCGCAGATATATTCGCCGATCTTGCCTGTGTCTAATTCACTAAGCATTCTTAGAGCTATCAGCTAATGCCCTCATACGGTTAACTAATCTCTCGCTGCGTTTACCTACCTGCGAATACCAAGCCGAATCTACCATCTCATCGGCTGCTTTATTCCAGTCTCTTGCATCAACCCCGCGCTTCATCCCGCGAAACTTCTTCATTCGAGGAAGACCCATGTTGAACATCATGTTGGCTATGATTAGCTGGGCTTCTTCTGGAAGCTCATAGAAGTCATCATACAACGTCAGGCAGTCAGCAAGCGTGACTTTGATGTCCTCTTTGAAGCACTCGTCAACACGTTCTTCTGACACAGGAGTTTTGACAGGACTGCCATATTCAGGATCATCCTTCTTAATTAGATGCCCTATACCAAACGTGGGGTAGGCTAGATGATCAAGATAGATCTCGTGCTTAACGCCCTCATCAAGGGCAAGTTCTTTTTTGAGTTTGTTTACGTCCATTACTCTATCCCAAAGGTTGCTCTGGTTGCAGGATCAGGAACCAAAAGCGGCGATACATTAAACCGTCCTGAACTCCTTGCAACAGGGGCCGTGGTTCCAGTTGCGGGAGCCGTGGTGCTAGGTGCGACAGTCGGAGGAGATGTCATAGACTGTTGCTGTTGTAGTAGTGGAGCGACATTGAATCCACCTGTTGGTGCTTCCAAGGGACCAGAATCATCCTCTTCCACATCACCAAACTCTCTGCCTTTTTGCTCTGCTTGATAGGCTCGGATCTCACCACGAGGCAACAGATTGATCGTGCCGTTGCGGCGCATCTCATCAATGATGGTCTTGCTGACTTCAAGTGGTTCATAGTCGCCACGAACCAAACGGTTGACGCCACCGACACCTGCATCTTCAAGGGTCTTTTTAATATCCCTGTCGTTCATGCCCATGGTTCTCATGTCTTCTACCGTCCGATGGAACTCGTTGAACACACGGAAGCGTGCTTCGTTTGCATCCACATAGGCATTCAGAAGATCATCGGATGTTACATTCTGACGCCGAGCAACGGAGTTGAAGATACCAGATGTGTCCTGTCGTGCTTCACGGAACTCGAAACCTTTGTATTCAAGGGTTCTGGCAGGATCTACCTCTTGAACCGTGACACCCGTGAGCGCACGAGACATCTCTTCTTTCACATTGCGTTCACGACCATACCGATCTCTTGGTGAGATTCCCAAAAACCCTTCGTCTGCATCTACTGCTGCTGCTACGCCACGAAGGAATCGGCTTGGCTCAAACTCACCGCCACGAACATCCACAGGAAGACCGCCAGGCAACAGCGCATTGATCACATGGTTCGCTGACTTCTGCATTTGCGTAACGCCGTCATCTTCTGGGTTGTATACTCGTGCGCCACTTATGCGGTTACCGCCACGACCAAACCCTGTTTCGGCAGGGAGCACATCGATCAATGCTTCCGCGATCATCGACTGATCTGTAAACGGAGAAGCCAATTCGCCTACGGCTTCAGTCAATGCTTTGCGAAGGTTGGTGCTGAGAGGTTCGCCTGTGCGCTGTGATGTATCAAACGCATTGAGTGCGCCAGACGCAAAGCGTGTCAGATAGTCGTATGGATTTGAGTAACTGTAGTTGATGTACTCAATGTTGCCGTCATCGTTTCTTCCGATAGGAATAAGCCTGGCGTTGCGCTCCCACTCAGGAGCACCAGAACGCTTATATGCATCCATCTCTTCCGCCGTCACACCGCTTACCATGTAACCCAACTCTGTCATGGCAATAGGAGCGGCTGTAAATGTAGTCATCGCTCCTGTCAAACGGCGCATACCAATCTTTTGAATCTCAGGATTGGTTGAAGCAAGTTCCTGAATACCTCTAGTAATCGTGTTCGTTCCTGTACGCATGATCTCGTATGGGAAGGTGATAAAGTTACCAATAGGCATCTTCCGCAAGGTCTTGATTGCTTCAGGTGCAAGGTTGTAGTTCGGCACCGTATTACGGACGATACGAGCAGACTCTTCTTTAATTAGATCGTCAATTAATTGCGGTGTTACAGCGGATCCTTCAGGAGCAGCCCGACCAGTAAGCGCAAGATATTGCTCTTCGGGGGATGAGCCACGCAATGCATTCTTTAGTTTGCTTTGCTCAAACTTAAAGTTATACATCTTCCACGCATCGTCACTGCCCTTGTAAAGGTCTTGGGCTGTTTGATTGGCCGCACCTGCCAGTTTAGCAATATAGTTATCCGTTAGTTTCTTCATGGCTTCACTTCGAAGACGAGGATTAATCTCTGCTCCTTCAACAAAAACGCTTCCGCCTTTTGATGCTGCCCCTTGACGGATTAGATCTTGGAGTTCTCGAAGTTCTGCCTGCGTGCCGATGACCCCTAAACGCTGCATCTCTGACAGTTCTGCGGCGATTTCCTCGGTAGGTTTTCTCCCGATATCACGAAGGACAAGGGCAACGGACTCCCCGATATTTGCGCCACGGCCAACATTCCCTTGTGCCGTTGCAAATAAAGCAGCCGTAGTGAAGTTTCTGATTTGAGTGATAGGTGATAGAACAGTCTTTGCGTATTGGCTCATACCTTTGAGTTTAAGCAGGCCGCCGTATGAGGATTTCACCCAATCAGGAAGCATTCCGCCACCCACAGATTTTGTGAGTTGGTTGTACACTGCTTCAGGAACAGCGTAGCCTTGCAAAGAACCCCACCCTGACTTGCCTTTCGCTTCGGCAAAGTCTTCAGCCGTCTTAATTTTTTTCGAGGTCGCTCCTTGCTCACCAAGAATATAATAGCCTCTTTCTTTCAAACCCTGCTTTGCAGCGTCCGTCATATTCTCTGTGCTCACGAACATCTTTTGTAGTGTTTCGCTTCCTGGGATATCATTTCGAATCTTGCCATAGAAATCATCGATGGCTTTGAACTCCGCAAGGTCAGCGATTGTGCTAATAAAGGACTCTTGTGGATCTTTGATTTCACCAAGCAAGCGTTTCTGAAAGTCTTGAAGCCGATCTCGTTTCAAGAACATTCCTGTCTTCAAGCGATCTTCAGCAACACGAGTAGATGTTTTTGCTCGTTTCCCTTTATTGGCCACATTGAATCGATTAAGGAAACTGTCTACAGCCATCTTGGCTTGTGCGTCCGTAACCTCACCCACAATTCTGCCCTTGTCATCCAACCCCAAACGGGCTGCATCCATCTGTCCCGTGTCACGAAGATGTTTGAGTTCTTTTTCCGCCATGCGTTTGTTGGCCTTGAACCCAGCGATACCAGCATTAATGGTTTCTTCATCGGGTTTATATTTTGCATCTTCAAACATGCGATACTTGCGGCGCATATAAGAGTTGAGGTTCTTGTTGATTGTTTGACGGATAGTATCCGCAACATCCTGACCTCCAACAACCTTGCCCTCCAGCGTTCTCACAAAGTCGCTGTTCATAACATCTTTACTAAGATCATCGATCTGCCGCCGCATACCAACGACATCGTCCCGCACAGAAGACGGAAGAGAGTTCAATGCCTCCACCTTTCTTCTTGGGGAAGGCGTGGTCAGGAACTCTTCGATCTTATTGAAATAGTCTTGCTTGACCAGATCACCAGTCTCAACCCCTGGATCTTTAATTGCCTTGTCGAGCCCCGCCTCAATGCGATTTAATCTCGCTGTAGCATTTTTGAGTTCAGCCTGAACATTTGCCTGAACCAAGGAGCGGGTTTCACCAATATCGTAAGGAAGAACACCGCGATAACGAAGAGTGGCCAAGACATCAGGAACCGCGTTCTTTAGTTTACCTACTCCCGTACTTACAATTCCGGTTGCGTCATCGGTGAAGTCCTTGCCCAAGGTTCTTTGATACTCAAGATCATCGAGGACATCCTTGACTTTACCACCGCCTTCAAGGATTTTGCGTGCGCCGTAACTAGCGGCCTTGTCCAGACCAACGGCCTGCGCACCCTTGCCTGCTACGGTTGCCGTCATACCAAGAGCCGCTGGTGCAATGACCGTGGCACCTGCACCTTCGACACCAATTTTAAACTTGTTCAAGAGTCGGCGTGTGGCCTCTTCCCTGCCGCTCAAACCAATCTCTTTATCGGTTTGTGTAGGACCACCTTCAAAGAAATCCGCGATTGTAGTGGTGCCATCCGTTGCCACAACGGCGTCTGCCAGACCTGCGGCGGCTACCTGTTGTGCGCCTAGAGCCAACTTCTCTGCCTTGGTAATTCCTTGACCTGGAAGTGCGGAGGCTCTGCCGGATTGCAATGCTTTCTGCAACTTGCCGACCTTAGAAAGTTTGCTAACGGCACTTGCCGCACCCAAACCAGGGACAACAAACTGCGTAATAACTTCCGCGCCCTTGCCAATAAGACCTTCAGGATCGATGCCCAGTGTGTCACGAAGAGCCTCTGCCCCCTCTGTAACGGAAGAAGCGTAGTCCGTATCCGCTATCAGATCGATGCCAGATGCGCCAAGTTCCAAGATCCCTTGGCCGATACCGATTATACCAGAAGCAATCCCTTCACCAAGTTCCCAGAGGGCACCTTCGTATTCGGAATCATCGTCAGCCCCAACAGCCGCCGCCGCGCTTTTGACGGTTTCGTCCTGATCTTCCGACTCACCAATAAGGCTTGATACATCAAAGCGTCCCATGGCTTACTTGTTCTTTCGTAATTCTAGTGTGCCGTCCTGTTTTACTACCAGGTAATTCTTGTTTTTGCCTATGTCACCTATCCCAGTAACAGGATCACCGTTTGAGTTCAGTATTGTCCCGACAACTAATTTCTGCCCCGTTGGACCACCTGCATCCTGAACTTCAACAAGAGGAATATTCAACGAAGTAATCTGATCACCATACATGCCTTGGAACGATGGGTCATTATACAGTGACCTTGAAGCCTCATCAAAACTGAGCCCTCGCTCTTTCATGATCTGAGGAACGATGGTCGTAGCAGCCCGTTTCAGGCTGTCCGGCCCAGTCAACAGCGTATCTGCGGCAAACTTCTTGCCGTTTTCTGTTGCATACTCAATCAAATCATTGCCTTTAAGACCTTTGTTTTGACCCTCGATCATTGCAAACCCGTATCCATCAGGTAGGTTAGCAATAACAGAACGGATTAAAGCAGAGTCTTCACCTGCCTGCGCGATAGTTTCTCTTGAATTTCTGTCGTCCGATGCGATCCCTTCAGCCGATTCTAGCCGCATAATCAGTGAGTTCATGTCGTTTCGCATACGAGCGTTGGTAATATCTATGTCCTTGTTTTTCAACTCAAGTTGAAGAGTATTGTTCTGATCGTTGATCAGGGCTCTAAAGTTCAACTCTGTGGTGAACCGTTTCATTGTTGAAGCGTCCTGTAAGGAAAACTTTGTCAGATCATGCTTGTTGGAGATGTCCAATATTTCCTTGCGGAAGGTACGATCTTCTTCTTTCTCTTCACGACCAAGGATGGTTGACACAGCAAGACCTGTGATCTTGTCTTCACGATCCTGACGGCGTTGCTTTTCTTCCTTCATGGCCTTGACACCTGCCAAGGCACCATTAGCAATGTTCTGCAACGCTTGTGGGCTATCACCCCCAGCGATAGCAAAGCCCATCATGGCTAAGTTCAGACCATCAATGCGTCTTTCTTCACCAGGATCTTTCCCATAAAACTTACGGATCGTTTCACGCATCTTCTCGATACGCTCATCCGTAGACAAAGGTTCGTCAGGATCCAATTGACCGTGTGCCGCAAGCAAGGTGTCGGAGGCAGACTCTTGATCATCATTCTCCAAGAAGTTTTTGACGATGTCCCCAACGGCATTAACAGCAGAACCAGGATCTTCCGTTGACATGTTTTCAACAGTTTCAATCGCGGTTTCTGCGGCTGTTCTGCCAGGATTAGTTTGCTCGGACAGCGTTGCGTCATCTGAAGCAACATTGGTAAATGGTTCTGTTGTCAACTCATCAGGCATACCAGCATCGCGATCCGCACGGGCAGCACTAGTAAACGGCTCTGTTGTCAACTCATCAGGCATAGGCTGCCCAAGACCAAGAGAACGATCTGGAAAATACGGAACTTGCGGAGGTTCTTGGTTCGGGGTTCTAAATCCAGGAATATCAGGATCTAACTTTTGCATCTGGCGTTCTTTTGCTATTGCCGCCTCCGGTCCATACAAACCAAATATGTTTAAGGATTGAAGAAAAGTTTCATCTCGATCTCGATTGTCGGCGAAAGCGTCAGTAAACAATATAGGATCCACTTGATCGGTGGGTTTAGGAACTCCAGTTGGGCTCTGAAGCATCATGTCATCTGGCGACATCAACGGGCCACTAGAAGCAATGTTTGTAAACGGCTCTGTTGCTAGTTCATCTATACCAGATGGTTTTATTCGAGGCGAAGGCGATTGTAAGTTCATATCATACGCTCGTCTCGTTAGAGTAGGGTCAAAACTTGGCGTTGATAGTGTTCTGATACCTTGGACGGGTGGTGGAGTATTAGCACGAGCCGTGATTTGACCAAGCATATCCCTGGCCGCAATACGAACATTTGTAGGAAGACGATTATCTTGAAAGATATTCTGAAGCGTTTTAACCTGACCCTGCTGACCTAATTGTGGAATAGCTTGCATATAATTTGTGGTGACTGATCCACCAAGGTTAAAATTCTGAATGCCAGCACTTTGATTTAACTTCTCACGAGCATTACGCTTGAACATCTTGCGGTTAGTTACGCTCATCAGCCGCCTCCACCGAACGGGTTAAGTCCGCTAAATATACCGCCTTGCCCAAATGCGCCAGCTTGCTGAAGCCCAGCGATACCCATACCGATACCGCCAATTTGAGATAACCTGCTAGGTGACGGAGAAGTTACAGATGTAAGAGTGCTGGTTGTAGACGGCACGCCACGGAAGATATCTGACATAAATCCAATACGCTGATACGGCTCAAACTGCCGCTCAAGACTGGTTGCACGCTGTGCTTCTAGTTCAGCTTGCTGTTGCTGTTGTTCCATGCCGCCGAGCTGTGACAGCATACCCACATCGCGTTGCTGTGCCGCCTGTGCAGCTTCACCCATTGCAGCCTGTTGCAGTCCCAGTTTACCGAAGAGTTCACCAGCCTGCTGTGCACGGTTTTGTGCGCTTTCGAATGCCTGTGAGCGAAGTTGTGCGGACTGTTTTGCAAATGCATCCCCCACGTTACGCTGAAGTTCCTGTTCCGCCACTGCCTGACGGGATCCGCCAAATGCACCAGATTGAATAGCCGATGTGCCGATGCGCTGACGCTCGATGTCGGCCTGCCTCTGGAGATCCTGAAGGCTCTGACCAAGAACCTCACCAAGATAAGGATCCATATACTGCTGATAGGCACCAGGTGCAAGTTGCGAGACGCCCTGTCCTAGTGTCGCGGCTCCCGCTTCCATCATTGGTTGATATGCACCGATTCCTGACCCAAGCTGAATTGCCTGTTGCTGTAGCGGCGTCATTCCTGCCACTTGATATGCTGGAATCCCCGTAGGCTGATTAGCAAGAGTCGAGGTGCTAGCTAAAAGATCTTTTAAGAAGGTTTCTTGATACTCAGGAAGTACCGTAACCGCTTCGGTGCGTACTGTTTCAGCCATTACGCCATCCTTTCAAATTTATCCATCAAGGCGTACATGCGTTTGGCACCTAACTTGGTGTCGCCGTTTCCAGCACCTGTAACAGCCTTTTTCGTCATGACAAACTCTTCATCAGAGAGTTTTGCCTCTTGAACTTTTTGTCCGTTTTGGTAAATGCCTGCGTTGATACTATCAGATGTTCCAGTACCTGGACCCTCGATGAGTCCGCCTACGCTATCGGCAAGTGCTGCAATCCCGCCATTTGCGAAATTGTTGGTTTGTCGCTCTTGAACAGCGGCTTCTAATTCTTCAAGCGTATTATACGCTTTCCCTGTCTTTGGATCCACAAATAATCCACTTATAGGTGTACCCTCGTAATCAGGGCGAGATTCAAGGCTCGATGGATCAAAGTCATCTGAGATATCTTCTGGTTCTTCTAATAGTCCTAGCAAAGAAGAGCCAAGGAAGATGTCGCCACCTGTAATACCTGTGCCAAAGATGCCTTGTTTAGCGGCTTCTGTTGTAGCGGCTTGGGTTGCGGTTTGTTTAGCCGCTTCTCGCATCACTGCATCTTGATAAACTTTTTGTTTAGCGGCTTCCGCTCCAGCAGTTGCGCCGGGGACACCTGCCGTACCTAATAAAGCTCCAGAACCACCAGCCAAGACAGCATTCTTCACAGCATCTTTTGCGTCTCCCCCAGCCGCTAATGTGCCGATGCCAGAGCCGAGAGCCGCGTTTATAGCCGCGCTACCCGCAGGACCACCAAAGAAGTACCCCGCCGCTGCGCCTGCGATTGGTAGTAGTGACTTTAAACTCAAACCCATTTAAACACCTATGACGTTGTAGTCGACACAGAACCTCAATAAAACTACTTCATACTATCCTATTTTTACTTAAGTAACAATCTTAACTGTCCCAGAATCGTTATATAACGCCCCAGTTTCTAAACCTGTAGGAGAAGTAGGAAGATCAGTTAATGTTATTGTAGTCCCTCGAAGTTCCCCTGGATTGTTCAACTGGATCACTAATAGAGATAAACTACGAACCATGTCATCAAAATACGCTCTATCGTACTGATCAGGTGGAACAGAAAACTGGGGAGGTACAAGTTGTCTACTCATCGTCTACCATCCGTTTTCAAATCCACACGATTAGACCCAAGTCTCCAAGACACACCTGATTCTGTAGTCTCAACCTTCAAGCCAAAAGACCGCGCTCTTAACCTAGAGTTCTTCTGTTCGGTGGTGTCTGTTACGGTAAACGCATCGTTAATTGTAAAACCAGTTCCAGGATATGTTTGGCCCTTTAATGTATATACGGCTTCTTTTGTTGCTCCACTTGTGGATTTTGAAAAATCAATATCGGGGATAAATCGACTAATTAACAAAAACTTTTCCCCGTCACCTATATCAATTGGGCTTGAATCTATGTAGGCTTCAAGAGGAAGATTATCTGCGTCAAAACCAACCTCATGACTATACAAGGTAGACGCAGCAACTGAATTGTTTTCGGCAGTGAGCCCAAACGGATACTCATAAATGCCTCGATCAAGCCAAGCAGATCGGGCTAGGTTGCCATAATACCAAACCTTTTCCTCGTAGTTATATACAACATACCTATCGTTTTCTCCAGTGCCGCCAGATAAAGACGGATAAAACCAAATAACTTCGCCAAATTCAGAGTTTACTCCAGCAACAACCTTTTCAGAATTATCTTCATCAAAATCATTGAAAACATAATCCCTTACTGTACAAGGTATAGTCTGTACACGACCATCATAAACATAAAACCTGTCTATCCCCATCCAGAACACAGAGTCATTATTAGCAATCGCGGCGTTTGAGTTTCTGATTGTTATGTTGCCAGAAATCTGCGTAGACCCAAAAGTAAATGGAGGCCCTATGAACTGCAATGAATGAACGCTAGTGTCAGTAATAACAACGATCTCGCGTGTTGTCTCAACAGCGGCGACAATCTCAGAACCTGACCCAATTCGTAGATCCCCTGCCGTGTTTGTTGCGGTAGGCGTCCAATCAAACGGATTTTCCTGACTGCTAAACCGTATCAAAAGAGGATCAAGTTCTGTGCTACCTAAAGGAGTGGTGCCAAAAACAAGTACATGCCTGTCTCTGTCTGAAACAAGCACATTTTTGCTTTGTGTCGGAGCATCAGAAGTCCTGCTTGCAAACGGAATTGCCCTAGAGTCAAGACCGTTTGTTTTATCCCAGTAATACAGTTGACCATTTTGAGGCAGTAGTATCAGGTCTTCGCCAAAATTGTCTTGCCGCCAAATACGAAGAGCCTCTTCCAGACTGATTGCTTCACTTGCAGCCTCACCCCAACCACCTGAACCCCAAGCGTCTGCACCCCAACCAGTGCCTAAAAGTTGCGTTGTGCTACCCTTGTTAAGCAAATAGTCAGCATCGCATTCCCCCGCATTCGTTAGATCAAAGCCACTATTTGAGGAAAGCGTTACGGTGTATTCGTTAGCAGTTAGAACTGTTATGACAAACTCTCCGGTCAACAATGCAATCAGAGAGTCGTAAGTTGGCCCTGCGCCAAAGGTGATGTTTGAAAATATGACCCTGCTTCCAGTAACGGAACCATGATCTACATGGTTGACTGTTACTACAGGACTGGCGGAAGTAGTATCAAAAGTTATTAAAGACATTGTTATCCACCCACTGGAACATCTACATTAGAGCCATCAACAGTCTCAATTGTTACAGAACCCACGGAACTTGTGCCCTCTATTGGAATGTTCGTAGTCGTCAGAGTTCCTGATGTGCCCAGTTCTCCAGCAGATTCAAAGCCTGTGATTTCTGGGGCAATCGCAGTGCTTCCAACAGCAGAGCCAACAGCAAGAGCTCCTGAAACACCGGAGACTTCAATCGGGCGTCTTACGGTAAGTCTTACTGGAGTAATGTCATTTAAGGCACCGCCAGACTCTATATAGTATTTTTGGCTTGTACCAACACCAAGATACTTATCTGAAGCTAAAGTAGCCCACGCGTGTAAAGAACGCGGTGTACCAAGATACGTTGCTTCCGTATACTTTGTCCAGCCGCCTATCTTTTCAGGGTATCCAAAACGAAAGCGTATTTTATCACAGTCAAACCACCCACCTTCGTTAGAGTAGGAGGTTGACTCACGATTAATACCTGGTCTGAACTGTAGTTTTGTTAGTGGCATAGACAAGACCCCTTTATCCTACGTCATAATACTGTAGTTTAGGGCAAAAATCAAAGGACTACTGCAACACGGTCATCCATATGGCTAACTTTTCAGTGAGAGGTTAAAAGAAATTATAACTCTTTCTTTTGGTTCTATTTGGGAAAACGTATGTAACAAAGAAGATGGGAAAAGAAACACATCTCCGTTTTTTCCAAATATCTGGGTCTTTTGTACATTGGTCATACCGTGGGGTGGGAAAAAAGTTGTCCCCCCAACATCTGATAAATACAATATTCCAGAGTAGTTGCACGAATCAAAAACACCGTTTGTATGCACATGCGGTTCATGCTGTGAACCTTCCCCATAAAACGCTGTCCAGTATTCAAGAACCTCAATACTAAACTCGTTTTCTAAAGAAAATATTTTAAGACGTTCCTTTAACTGTTTTTCAAAGGCGTGATTAGTAATGGTGTTACTATAATCGGTGAAATGATTGGGTGAGTTTGTAACTCTGCTTTGAGCACAAGCCTCTTTGACTTTTTCTTTGTTTGTTAAAGCCTCATCTAGTATTTCTTTATAGTTCTCTACTTTTAAGTGAAAACACTTAATAGGGAATAAGTCTACTGCTGACAACACCTTCCTCCTATCTCAAACTCAGATTAAAGTTTCCTGAGTATATAGTTCTACCTTCGCAAGTATCATCAGTATAATGAACAAAATCAGAAGGAAATAGAAGAAAATCGCCCTCTTTTACTAAGATTTCATGTTTACCACAGATTTTATCTTGAAACACAAGAGAAGAAATACCATTAGGTATTTTTGCGTAAAAAACAAAAGACCAAGAACAGTTGTAAAAATTAAGCCCGTGGTGATGCGGTTCGACAAAAGCACCGCTTTTAGATTCAGCTATCCAACTATTTGTAAGGTTCAGATCTGCTTTATTAGACTCTATTTCATCAAAAACACAACCCTTTCCAAATGCAAGAAATATTTGACCTGCAACGTCTTTAACAACGGGGTCGTTATGAGCAAACCAATCAGTTCTTTCAGTATTAAATAGGTTGTCTTGGTTGTCGCCTGTGTTATCTATTTTTTTAAGTTTCTTGTACGCTTGAATAATATCTTCACAATATCTTGATGGCAAAAATCCTCTATAGATAGATACGGTTTTTGGAAACTCATGTTTTGCTAATGAAAATAGTTTCATTTTTGACCAAAGTCCTCATCCAAAAGTTTTATAACTATACTAGGCAAGTAATCACGAGGGTTTGTTAGTCCCTGTATTACTTTTCTACCAAACTTGTCGTTTTCTGGAATACACTCTTGATCTTTGTATTGAAGCCTTACTATTATCTCATTGTTTCCCAAGGCTGGGTTTCTTTTTTCAGGCCAGTGAAAAGTAGCAGTAGAAACAAAACCGTGCCTGTCTATTTGATACATAACACTACTAGTCAGAAAAGCAGCTTTTCCATTGTCAAACCCTTGGAAAAGAAAAGCCTCTTCCCAAGAAGCTCGAAAATCTTCACCATTTCTATAGGGATCGGTTACCACTGTGTCAAAAACCTTAGTATCTAATAGGTTTTTACAGTGCCCAAATAGCCAGTTAAATGTGGGCGTTAACCGCCTAACAGCATCCTCTTGCGGTAACTCTAAGCGTTCCACCCAACCCTGTTCATCAAATCTGTGATCAATTCCAGGGGCTTGAATTGGTTTTTTCATTAGCCTATAGCGAATAGAACCCCTGAACTTCCTGCTGTTCCATATGGTCCTACTCGTCTTCCTCCCTCTCCACCTACTCCGTAATTTGATTCAGGTTGGAAAATACCGCCACTATTGGCACCAGTGTTACCAAAAGAAGAGTCATAGCCTCTTGGGTTTGTTTGAGTATTTCCTTGACTAGAAGTACCACCGTTTCCAGCCCTGCCAACTGTAAGAGTTTGATTTCCTGTATAAGTAGTATTCCCACCAGCACTCCCACTAGCAGGGTGATTATTCGCAGGATTCCCACCAGCCCCTATGGTAAACGTAGCGTTTCCACCAGTGGATACATTAGGTATAGCAAAACTAGTGCCTCCCATCCCACCGTCTCCATAAAACGCTTGGCTATCGCCAGAACGACCACCGCCACCACCGCCACCTTGACCTATTAAATAGGCATAGTTTGAACCAATATTAGCTTGGTTAGATGTACTGGTTATAAATAAAGTGCTAGCTCCACCAGACGGAAGGTTAGTGTTGTTTGCAATGTTTAATGAGTTACCGTCTATTGCACCAAGAGCTGCATTATTATCTATTACCGTTGTATTTCCAATAATATACGCCATTACACATACTCCTTGCTTGGGGCTTCTGGCCACTCATGAAGATCCACCTCTTTAATTCCATCTTTAATTTCTCTAAGAATGGCACGGTGTGTGCGCCACTCTGAAACATTTGCTTCTGTTAAACCAACGTCTGGTAGTTGTGTCCAGTCTGTGTCAATTAATTCTTGTTTAGCCATGTTAACAATATTTTGATCACTGACTCCAGCTAAAATGTTTTGACTAACTTCACCCCAAGTATTAGTTGAAGCATTGTAAGGAGAGCCAATCCCCACATTATCTTCATCTGACAACAAAACAAAGTTGTCTTGTGCTTCATTTGCTTCTGCTTGAGCAATATTAACACAGACACCGTTTTCTACTATTGCATATCTAGCCATTTTCAACTTCCCTTGCTATATCATAATAATGCTCAAACCAGCCTGTCGCAATATATTTTACACTGTCATAAACAGGATTACCTCTATGAGGGTGAGTAAAACTAGCTGGCCATATAACAACTCTACCTGCTTGTGGCTTTACTCTTATTCCTTGTTGTAAAAACTCTGTTTCACCAGAATCTTCATGACTTGTAAGGTACAAAATCCATACGGCGGCTCTTCTCATAGAGCCAGGATCACCCGCATGTTCTGAGTGCCATACATGATAACCTCCAGAAGATCCTGTTCTTTGTACTTTACAAGTAAACGAGGCAAGACCCATCCCGTCTAACCCCACATAATCCTGCTTATATTGATTTAAACAATTAATAACCTTTCCTTGAATATCCTTTGCAAAATCCTTACTCACCTGACAGAAGAATAAACTGTTGTCCCGTCTTCCAAGTGAGCCGTTTTGAAACTGCTCTTTACCGTCTTGGTGGGTAAAACCAGATGTATCCTCAATGTCTTCAAATCTCCTAATCACCTGCTTACAATAGTTTTCATCTACAACATTGTCATAGACACCAATATAGTGGTCAATATGTACTTGTTTCATCGAATTATAACCTAAATCTCCTCTAAAGCAAACCTGTACTGTTTGCCCGTTCCCTCGTTAATGATAAACAAGTCGTCTGAACCTTCTTGTATACGCCAACGACCTTGTGTACCGTCTATATTATTTGTAAATTCTCTGTCAGTATTGTCCAGTATTAAATCACCAGATGTAAAGTTATCAGCATAAACATTTAACCAACGAGTTGCATCCGCACCCAAGTCTCTCGCACCGTCTGAATCGGGGACGATGTTTCCAACAGCGGTAGTTGTGCCTGTTATTTGGACGTCACCAGTTACATTGGTTTCAGCCTGAAGTTCAATAGTGCCAGTTCCATTGGGGTTGACGACAATATTTCCGTTACTGGCAGAAACAATCGCCTGTCCATTAACATCAAGCGATCCCCCTAATTGCGGAGTCGTATCGTCTACGATATTTAACGTGCCAAGAGCATTAGCTACAAGCGTGGAGCTAAGATCAACAACTTGTGCGCCAGCCCCAGCTCCATCTGCATAAATTAACTTAGTCGCGCCATTAGCAACTGTAGCGTTACCACCAGAGCCTTGAGTGAATATTGCTGACTCACCAGAGCTGTTAATAACGACATAAAACTTTTGAGCATCGTTAGGGTCAATAGTTATTGTATTCGTACCAGAAGGAGAGCCGCCAAGCACTAAAACCTTATACATACCGTCAGATAAACTACCATCTGAAGTTGTTAGCGTATGGGTCGTTCCTGATAAACTAATAGCTCCAACACCATTAACTGCACGATCAATAATATCAAAATTCAAGTTAGCCGTAGTACCCCATGTACCAGACTGTTCTCCAGTTCCAGGTTTTTCGATACCAGTGTTTGTTGTATATGTGCTTGCCATGTCGATATCCTACTACATTTACGTTTATGCCGCAACTTCAGACCACGTTGTACCCGGGTCTGGAACGATCCTACCCCAAAGCACTGGTCGTTTTGTTTGACCTGTTCCTTCAACACCTGTTGGTACCACTACGGCAGACGCTGTTAAAGTTACTGTTCCAACAGCAGAAGTACCTGTAACCGCTGTTACATCTGCACCTGCACCTGCGAAAGGCACGACCGAACCAAGTGCAGAGGCACCCTCTTCTCCAGTAACCGAAAAATTGGCATTTCCAATAATTGTAACAATACCAGCACTTACGGTTGCGGATACACCCGTTGGGAAGACATTTGCTGTACCAACAACAGATTCTTCGCCAAGGCCAGAGGTGGTTGCTTCACCAGTAACACCAACAATAGCACCCGCTATCGGAGTCGCGGTTCCTAATGTAGACGCACCTTCGACCCCTGTTACTGCAACATTTGCTGTACCAACAACTATTTCGTCACCTAGCGAGGAGGTGCCTTCAACACTTGTCGGGAAGACGTTAGAAATAATACCAACAGTAACGGAGCCAAGCGCGGAAGTAGCTTCTTCGCCCGTAACGGATACAGGTGCGCTACCAGAAACAATATAGTCTTCGTCAAGGCTGGCAACAGCCTCCTCACCAGTAACTTCAGCGATGAACTGTGAGTTAGCTTCTACTGTACCTACAGCCGTAGTTGCTTCTACACCTGTAACAGAGAAAACACCTTGGGGGACAACGGTAACGGAGCCAAGTGCAGAAGTAGCGGAAACACCACTAGGCTCACCAATGGCAAGGCCGAGGGAATCGTCATCAGCAATGGATGTTTCTGCAATGGCGGCGAAGCCTAACGACATTTACGCCTCCAGTTCTGCTACACGAGCCTCTAACTCTTTGATCGCTTCAATCAGAAGAGGAACCAGCTTTTCGTACTGGACAGTCAGGTACTTCTCATCAATCGGGGCTGGTTTAACTGCTTCAGGGAGAACTTCTTCAACCTCTTGAGCAATAACACCAACTTGTTGGGCGTCATTATCGTAACCCAAGTCTTTCGCCGTTTGATTCTCGGTAAAGTAATAACCGCCAAGAGCCTTAACTTTTGCCAAGGCATCGGGGATATTGCCTTCGATGTTCTTCAATCGAGCATCCGAATAGTTTGAAGTAATATCGCCTGTAGCGCGAATCTGACCAGCCGTGCCAGAGCCAGCCGTATTCACGCCAATGCTGTTGAATTGAACATCTGAAGATGTAGCAACGGCCTGACCAATAGAAACTGTATCAGCCGCAACAGTAACACCCGTACCAGCACCGACATTTAGGGTTGGTGTCCCTGATGTACCGCCACCTGTAAGGCCGTTACCAGCCGTTACACCCGTGATGTCACCAGTTGCACCAGTAGCAACCGCCGTTACACGCCCGTAAGCGTCAACGGTGATAGTGTCGATTTTAGTACTATCAGCAGTTGAACCGTAAGTTCCTGCGCCAACACCACCTGTGGCCATATTCAGCGTTACAGTGCCGCTAGTACCGCCGCCTGTAAGGTTCGTGCCAGCCGTTACACCAAGAATATCGCCAGTTGCACCAGTAGCAACAGCCGTTACACGCCCATATGCGTCAACGGTGATAGTGTCGATTTTAGTACCATCAGCGGTTGAACCGTAAGTTCCAGAACCTACCCCGCCCGTAGCCATGTTTAGTGTTACAGTTCCGCTTGTACCGCCACCTGTAAGGTTTGTACCAGCGGTAACGCCCGTGATGTCACCTACGTTTGTTGTAAACCCAGAATCATTATTGAAACCAGAGATATTGATGTTGCCTTTAGTCAACTTACGCTGACCCCCACCGTCACTTACAACAACAAAGTAATCGCCATCACCATCGTTGGTAGAAGTTGTAAGCCCGTTTAATGCAACAGAAATAGTTGGCGTAGAACCTTCACCTGTAGCGGTTCCGCTAATACCAGTTCCTGCGGTAATTGTGCCTACATAGTTACCTGTTGTATCCGTACCCAGCGCAACAGAGTTTGCGCCAATCGTAGTCGTAATCGACACATTTCCTGTGCCATCTACACCTGCGGCAGTACCACTTACGTCACCAGAAAGGGTAATGCTGCGTCCTGTTGCCCAAGCAGTAGCCGTGCTTGCGTTGCCACTAAGAGCCGCTGTGATTGTGCCAGCAGAGAAGTTCCCAGAAGCGTCACGAGCAACAATGGTGCTTGCCGTATTTGCGTTTGTAGCGTTTGAGGTAACGGTAAAGGTAGAACCCTCGCCAGAAGCAGAGCCAGAAAGACCTACACCGCTAACTGCGCCCGTAGCAATATAGTCGCCAGCCGTATCCGTGCCAAGGTTGATTTCATCCCACGCAGGAGCCGCAGAAGCCGCGCCACTACCCGTTTGGCTAAGATATT